AAAACGACTGAGTGGAGACAGGCTAACCTCGCCCTACAAACCTATCAGAAATTAATCATGGGCCAACGATTTGATCGTAGGGTTCCTGCACGATTAAAGTATTGTGGCGCTCCACATACCAAGCGGTGGAGCGGTGGAGGAGTAATAAATTTCCAAGCCATCCCTAACGATGCTGTGGCAGATACTTCTGCCCGTAAATGCTTACAGGCTCCACAGGGTAGGGTGATTGTATCTGCCGACCTCTCACAGATCGAACCGCGCGTAATTGCGTACCTGGTAGGTGATCAAAACTTTCTCGGCCTAGTGCGTGGAGGGATCGATATTTACGAGGCACATGGGCGAGCATCCAAGCTATATAACGAGGATGAACCTATGGCCGAGCTTGCCCCCGAAATGCGTAAGCTATGCAAGGCTAGACTCCTCGGATTAGGCTATGGATGCGGGGCTAATACATTTCTCGAAGTGGCAAAATCATTTGGGGTTTCCATGACCGAGGCAGAAGCCAAAAAACAGGTACTATTATATCGAGCGCAGAACCCCGATGTACATCTAGCTTGGTCGAAAATTGAAGACCAGTTCCGTGAGTGGATGAAGGAGACTCCCGAATGTATCACATTCACTACACGCTGTGGAGTCCCTGTTAGATACTTTAATGCTTACGAGCAGAATGGAAACCTCTTTGCCTCGACTACCCGAGGATATGCACCGGTCAAGATATATGGGGCTAGGTTGTTTCAGAACCTCGTACAGGCAACTGCCCGATCAATCTTTGCAGATGCGCTTATCCGAATTGAGGCCGCAGGGCTGCCGATCTGTCTCCATGTCCATGACTCGGTGACCTTGGAGGTTGGAGAGAATGAAGGACAGGCGGCACTTAATTTACTTACTAAACTACTAACCGAGGAACCTCTTAGCTACCCTGGACTACCTTTGGCCGCCGAGGGGGAAATCAAAACACACTACTAATTATGATAATAGATGCAAAAACACAAATGGATCAGGCCTCAAAGACAGCACATCAATGGTACATGGATGTATGTCCACCATGCCAGCAAGAAGATTTAGAAAAAGAACCTATAATCATTGCCTCTAAAATTATAGCCGCAGGCTTAGATGAATTAGCTATGTCAAACCGAATGATTGCAGAGGTACTTAATCGTAAATCCGAAGAATGAAAGAACTAATCATTTATTCGATAGTCTTCATAACCGCCATAATCATGTGGATGTATATGCTCTTCTGTTTTGGCATAGCTTTATTCTGTAACGAGGGATGGCTATAATGAAACCAATAATAGGCTTATGTGGCCCCAAGGGTGTGGGCAAAACAACTTACTCTAAAACGATTGAGGATTCGGTGGTCTTTTCATTCTCATCGCCAATTAAAAAGATGTTGAAGGTTATCCTTCCTCATCCTGGTTGGCTCAATCGAAAGGAAGAACCAATACCAGGCTTCCCCGAGCATATTACCGTGCGTAAGATGCTACAGGAACTTGGGACTACATGGGGTAGGGAAGGCAAGTCAGGGTATCCAAACATATGGATCGATGCGGCCATGCGCACAGCCGAACCATTCTTTGGAAAAGATACTGTTGTATTTGACGATCTGCGATTCCCCAACGAAGGCTGGGCGATCAAGCGGTGGGCGGAATCGCGCGGACTGCCTTACAAGATTATACACATCTCAAGAGATGGCTATGAGATGGATAAGAACGAGGTCCACAAGTCGGAGCATGGACTACCTGAACACTTTATAACCGATTGGGTGAAGGTCGATGCCGAGTAGACCCTCAAACTCCGTCCGCAAGATGGTAACCGATGCCAAGCTACGGCAGATGCTCAGAGCAGTCCCCGAGGACCACAGAGGATTTACTCAGGAGCAAATCGCCCAAAAGGTAGGCGTTGCCAAGCAAACGATTTCAAAGATCGAACAGTCAGCAATGATGAAAATAACCGAGCAGATTACCCGACTGCTTAAGGAAGAATAATGGCTACCCTGAAAGGAGATATACGCAGGTGCTTAGAAAACCTGCCAAGCGGTTTATTGTCTCACCATGATAGAATTGTTTTACCTTTAGCCAGTATAATTACTAAGTACGAAAAAGACCCTATGAAAGTAGAGCAGATGATCGAATATATTCTCCGAAATGTCTCTCATCGCCCACATCAACCCAATGAATTAAGAAATGCCATAAAAGGTGCATACCATCGACATGACAACCCTGACCTGCCGAAAAACCCAATAAAGGTAGCTCCTCCCGATCCATCCCTTAAAGAAAATAACTTAGGCCAAGCCGGTCTATTCGAGAAGTTCACCCTCCGATCCGACCCCATTCCTATGAATGCCGAGGATGCGCTACAAGGACTCTTCGATCCTGACGAATCAATCTTTGTACAGCGGGTAGTTGCCGAGCGATCTGCACCCATGACGATCAAGCAGGCAACCGCCATGCCCGACCTGTCAAACTTCCAGTTCATTACCTACAACACATTTCCCGAGCAAGCTACTCGATCCGAGGGAGAGGTATTAGGGCGTAAGTATTTTATCCACGAAACAGACGATCCATCCCTGTCATTCGAGCAACAGCTAGGCCTCATCCAACGCCTCGAACAGATTGCCCCCCTTAAGATGATCGTAAATTCAGGAGGCAAATCTTTACACGCATGGTTTCATTGGATCGAGGGCTACAAGAAAGACTTTCTCGAACTTTCACAAAGGCTCGGTGGAGATCCACGATTCAAACTGATGAACCAACTGTGCCGACTCCCTTGGGGAACCCGCAGAAAGGAAGGCGAACCCTATCCCGCCAAGCAGGAGGTAATCTTTTGGAAGGAATAAGCCTGGAGCTTCAAAAGACCATAGCTCGAAGGTTTATCAAGCTGGGTATTCACATGGAGAAGGCATTCGAGTTAGCCGGCTCGATGCGTGAAGGATCAATAATTTATATCATCCGAGACGATGATGATCATAAACCAACTATAATAATTAAACTAACAAAGGAATAAATAACACATGGCATACAGAGAAGACTACCTAAACCCCGAAACCCTAGCCAAAGCAGATGAATTAGACATCTACTTCCAGTCCCTAGGACAGCCACACTATCCCGAGCGGTCATCCGATGCACCCCAATCCTACTCGCTGGCAATCGATGACCCGCTACCCGCCCCCAAGTTCCTTACCCTCTCCGATATGGTAAGCATCGAAACGAATACTAAGATGCCCCCGCAAATCATTTCAGGAGTTCTCTATAAAGGATCAAAGATGATCATCTCAGGGTCCTCCAAGGCTGGTAAAACCCTATCCCTCCTTCACCTCGGCCTTGCTGTATCCAATGGAAAGCCCTGGATGGGCCATGAAACTACCCAAGGTAATGTTATATACCTCGATTTCGAGCTAAAGCCCCGCATGGCCGCCCAACGCATAACCCACATTATAGCCGCCAACCCAGGTATCTATAAACAGAACCCCCGATTTCTCTACTGTGGACTCCGAGGCCAAGCCCGTTCTCTCGAAGACCTCGTCCACCACATCGAAGATCTCCCCGATTTCAAGCCCGACATGGTTATAGTCGATCCATTCTATAAACTGGCAACAGGTGCAGATGAGAACGATGCCGGTGCTATCTCCGAAGTTGTCAACCGCATGGAACAATTCTCCGAGCGACTCGACTGTTCATTCGTCTATGCCCACCACTTCTCAAAAGGTAATAAGTCTGACACAGACCACATCGACAGGGCAAGCGGGTCAGGCGTGTTTGCCCGTGACCCCGATGCTATCCTCACCCTAACACCCCACGAAGAAGAGGACCACCTAGTCCTCGAGGCAACTGTCAGAGACTTCTCGTCACCACCCGCAAAGGTAGTCGAATTTGAGTGGCCAAACTTCGTCCATAAGCCCGAACTTGAACCCAAATTACGCAAGCCAGGACAGTCAAAAGAGATACAACGAGTCAATGAAAAGCTATCTAATGCTCTTATCGAATTGCTCAAACCTAACTCTGTTCATGGCTTAAATAACCTCAGAAAACTACTTCAGGATAAGACAGGGGAGTCGATTGGAGATAAAAAAATGGATAAAATACTACTAATTTCCAAGAATCATATTAGTGTACATAAGACCGAAAATGGTGTAGGAAACATCTATTCCTATACCGAGTAGAATATGGGTCGATTACTCTCTAAAACCACCACCCCCCTCCCTTTATATATAAGGAGGAGGGTGGTGGTCAAAACAGGCTATAGTAGAACCCCCTTCCCTGTCGGGGTAAGCTATGGCCTCCAAGGTCGGCCATTAGCTATAACTGCGTTATACCTACCGCTCACACCCAACACCCCTTGCCCTGACGGACGGGGTAAAGGGAAGGGGGTACTACGATACAATAGCCTACTAGCTCGGAGGATCGAAAAAAATAAAAGCTGGTAGGTAGGTAGGTATCGAACAAAAGATTAACAGGTAAGACCCCTATGCTCGTAGGAAGATTTGATCGGGTTAATAGGAGTCAGAGGACTCGCTGATATACCAAAAGGCTAAATAGGGTACTCTACGGGGCTTTAAAGGCTATGCTCGTAAATATATACAGAGGTACAAAGATCGAGCCAATTAATATGACATATCGAAATATATCTGACACAGCCATTCAGGGTACATTCTGACACAGCCAAGGCATATCTGACACAGCCAACCAGGTAGGCTGGCAATCTAAGGATTGGCGGTCAGGCGGATGACTCTACATCCGAAACTTCAGCTTCGATAACCTCTTCATCTTTTAGGTTCTTCAGCTCGGCTCGGATTTCATCGAGGGATAAAGATTTCTTTACCTCAATGACTTGAGTCGGCTCACCCTCGTACTGGCGATGCTTATCGATTAGGATGCCGGTAGCGATAGGGAGAACACCGGCAGGGATTTGATCGTTGTCTAGCTTTTCAATCATTTTCTCCACGGCAAGCTGTGAAGCATGGCCGATTAATCCTCTCATCACTTTCTTAGATGATTCGATCACCTGCTTCTCACGGGAGCGAACCACAGCTATTGTGTTATGAGAAACCTTTAGTTCCTTCTTAATCCGACTAACTGGTGTACCATCGGATAACATCTGTACCACTCTAGCATAGTCACCTGGTCGCTTATCGTACAGACCCTGTGCTGTGTAGATCGATGGACAGGTCTCCTCTACTGTAAGGTTAGCTGGAAGGTTCTCAGCCTCTATCGTAATACGCTTTTTATCAGTAGGCATTTCTATCGGTGCAAGCAATTGAGAATGTATTCTCAATAAGGTTTGATGCAAGTCTAATTAGACATAATCATTATTTCACGAACCTATTTTTGTCCTGTAAGCTATAAAATGATGCACAAATATAATATATTGTACGCTCTGTCCTAAATCACATAAAAATTTAGGCTCAGATGGGGGGGGAGGGGGGTCTGAAAATCTGCCCCCCGATCACCGCCGACCGATAGAGGCTCATAAAAAAATTCTGACAAATTGCCCCACCCGAGGTGACCTACTATCGATAATCTGTTATCATTAGCAATGCCTCTCAACTGGTCACCGCATCCCGCCATCCCGCCTCTCAGCAAGGCAGAGATGCTGAGGATGACTCCTGAGAAGATTCTCGCATATTGGGAGAAGCGTGAGGAAGCAATAGCCAAGGAAAAGGATGATCCATATCGTCATGGCTTTGAACTCGATACATGGAAATTAGCGGATAAGGAACTGAAGACTCACTCGGAAATTCTGCTTATGGGGGGTAACAGAGCTGGCAAGTCCGAACTTTGTGCGAAGAGAGTGGTTCAGACTTTAGTCGAGAATCCAGGCACAATTATTTGGTGCTTAACAGAAACATCGGCAAATTCGATCCAATTTCAGCAAAAGCTCGTATTTAAATACCTTCCAAAGGAGTTAAAATCTTTGGGCAGAGGGAAAGTTGGATATGTCATGTACAGTCTTCGTAATGGCTTTACTGCCTCGAAGTTTACTTTGCCCAATCGGTCCGAGTGCATCTTTAGAAATTGGAGCCAGGACATCAGTACAATCGAAGGAGGAGAAATCGGATGTCCCTCTCCACCGGTAACCGGCACCCACAACATTGGATTTTGGGCTGACGAATTGGTGCCAATGTCGTGGGTGAATACGCTAAGATTTAGATGCGTAACAAGGTCGCATGAGAGTCCGCATGATGGAGTAGTTCGCCCAGCAAGTGGCTTAATTTCGTTCACCGCCGTAGATGGCTGGAACTCGGTAGTAAAAAGTATGCTCACAGGAGCAAGGACAGTTGAATCGTCAAAAGCTGACTTATTAGACGGCGAAGAGGTCCCCCTCGTCCAACAGCCCATCCGCAAAGCCAGCTCGGTGGTGTATTTTCATACAGCGGCCAACCCCTTTGGCGGATGGGAGGCAATGAAGAATCAATTGGAGGGAGAAAAGAGGGAAACGATTCTTTGTCGGGCCTATGGAGTGCCTGTTCGTCAGAGTCGGGCAATATTTCCTAATCTTACGGATAAAAACTTCGTACAGGCAGAAAAGCTCCCCGATTTTGAGGATGCAAACTTCGTTCTGAGCATTGACCCTGCGGGAGCAAAACCTTGGACGATGGTCCTCTTTGCGATTGATGCACATGGAGTCGCCTGGGCGGTTAAGGAGTTCCCTGACTTCGACACATGGGGTGGATGGATTGATCTGACTAAGGATAAACTGTCTGCCGGTGAGGCCGCCCAACCGAACGGGTATGGATTGAAGGATTATGCGGATGAGATTAGGAGGATGGAAAAGATTTGTGGGGATAATCAGGTTGTACGGATTATCGACCCTCGTTTAGGGGCGGCAAGTTATCAGAAGTCGGAAGGATCTTCTAATATTATAGATGATTTAACGGATGAAGATATCATCGTTGAACCCGCTGAGGCTCTTGATATCGAGACGGGCTTGCAGGCAATCAACAATCTACTGGCATGGGATCGGGACAAGCCAATGGATTTGGATAACAAGCCAAGATTGATGTTCTCGGATGAATGTCAGAATTTG